ATTGTAGATGAGGCATATTCGGCGACCTGCTCGAGCGTCTCGGCGTCGACAACCTCGATGGTGGAGCGATCGCCACCAACGCCTTCGGCGGGGTCTGCGCCGACTATGTAGGTTCGACCCGGCACCGGCTCCCTCCAGATGTGCACCTTCCGCCAGATGCGCGCGGCGGGGGGTGTACTGACTTGGCGGAGCACCGCACCATCGAACACCATCATGTCCGAGGTCATGAAGGCATCGTCGGGGGTGGACGGATACTCTTGATCCATCTTCTTCTTCTGGGACTTCCGCTTCATGCGCCACCAAAAGACCTGCTCCGGGGTGAGCGTGGTGCCATAGTATTCTGCAACGCGCGCGATCATGGCGCGATCGAGCTCGTCGGGAACAAAGTCAGACGGGGGAGTGATGCGGTTCTTTGGGTTCCCCCACCACGGAAAAAAACAGGAGTTGAACTCGTTCTCCCCGGAGAGCGCCTCCTGCCATGTGTCGTGATACCAGCCACCGAAGCCGTTCGCGGTGGACTCGATCATGATGTTCGATCCGGTCGCGCGGTTCGGTACTGCCGGGAGCGTCGCGGCCACGAGACGTTCGTCCGCGTTGGGTATCTGCGCGGCCTCGGAGATATGCAGGTTGTTGATGGTGTCACCGCGGGACTCGATGCCGACTCGGATTGATGAGTTGATCTTGTCAAAAGTGAGCTCGTTTTTGTTGTCGTAATTCGCCTCCGGCTTGTACCACGTCCTCCCGGAATTGAGGTCTATGGCCGCAGGCGCGGTTTTATAGGCCAGCTTCACGATTTTGAAAATGGTTTGAACGGAGTGGATTTTGTGCGCAATGATCTGGGTGACCGTATTCGGTGTGAAAAGACAGTCATCGAGATTGAACAAACACCAAAACGTCGTGAGTCCCTCTTTGCGACCCTTGAGGTTGATGAGGCGAAGACCACGATGCCCGAATGCCTCGGAAAGCGACATGAGCTTGTCCTGCGAGGGTGTGAGCGAAAGCCGCCGAATGGCGCGGTCTTCGGTGCGGATCGAATAAAGACGCGAGAGCCGCCATCGTTTGTTCCAGATTGTCATCGCATCCTTGGGGTGGATGATGGCCATACTACGCCGCGCCTTCTTGCGATGCAGTAGGGCTTGGCTGGGGTGTAGCGGTGTCAGTGGCTCCCGGAGGAGTGGTTGGGGTGTTCGGCACTCCCACGGGCGCGGCAGGCGCCTCTGCGGACGTGTCTGCCTTCACCTCCCCATCGATGACCATGTTTTTGATCTCAACCTCACCCTTGGCTATCTCCTCGAGCTCCTCGACCGTCATGGCGCGCCCGTGATCGACGATGCTCTTTTCGGCAAACTCGTCTTTTCGCTTGGCGCGCAGGTAGAGATATGCGGCCTCGACAGAGGTGGAGAGCGCCTTATTGATCGTCTGCCGGGCGATAATGACAGGGCGTTCGCGTAGATCGTCAGACCACTCCCGGAACGCGGGGAACTTGGAGGCATAGAGCCGGAAGGTTGAGCCAGCTATACCTGCATGGATGCACGCCTCCCGGACGGTGCACCCGACCCGGAACGCCTGCTCGAGCAGAAGCAGGACGTGGGTGGTCATCACCATCGGCTGTCCACGCACGTTCCTCGGGATGATGGGGAGCGTCCGCGAGTCGGATTGCTTCATCATGTCGACGATCTCGGCGGGGGGGAGACCGATGTCCGACAAGAGCTCCGCCGCAGTGGGGGCGCTCATGATCTCTCCCGTTTTGATCGTGTCAGGTGTCTCGCTCATGGTCTTTTGGAAACGATGGTGAAGGCGGCAGGTTCCAGAGCCGACGTATACGCTCAACCCACTGGCGCGTCTTGCCGTTCTGTATCTGCCGGCGCCCGTCGTTGTTGTGGTGGCGTCTGGTCTTCCCGCCCGGTGTCCAGCGAAACTTCATAGACGTAACGAAGGAGAGCGAAAAACTGGACTTTGTCCGCTATATACTTTTGGCCTCTTTGTTGCAGTATAACGCTTTTCCCGGATTTTCGCCGGCGCGCTCGGTGCGCTCAACCTCTCGACGCGTTCTCGGCCTTGTTTTGCTTCAATGGTTTCGCCTCTCCTCCATCGCCGCCTTCTTCGAGAACGACCTCAAGGAGCGCTTTCGCCTGTTCGATCGCGTCCGCCCCGTGGGTCGTCAATGCTTGGTGCACCTTGTTCAAGAGTTTTCGTTCAGTATTGGTCATAGGATTTCCTTGGTGTGGTTCCGCGTGGAACCGCATGAGTTTAGAGATTTATCCGTGGACACTCCCCCACTCCCGCGGGTGTCCACCTGTTCCGACGTTTTGTGCGTGATCCTTTCGATTTTTCAATCAAAGAGGGGAGGGGAGTGTGATATTTTGGCTTTGTTCCGTTCCGTTCATTTTTACCACTCCCCCGGCACTCCCCTCTCGGAGAGAGGGTCGCTTTTTCGTTGATTTTATTACGTTTTCCCTACCTTTTCCTGCACATGCAGGAGATGGCACAGATCAATCGACGGGACGGTGCCTACTTGGTGCAATTCTCCGGCTTTGTCCATGTCGGTGACGGTGCACGCTCTACCTGTGGCGCGATCTGGCAGACGGTGAAACCGTGATCAATAAAATACCGGTTGCGCGCCTGCTGGTAGTTCAAGGAGACGGATACAACCGCGAAGATCGCGGCCGACAGGATCAGGGTGATGATGATCCCTGTTTCGTTGTCGCTCATAGGTGCAGTGGGTGAGGTTACCAGCGTTTTTTCTTCGTCTCGTAACGGATGCGTGGCCGGTTGTCCCCGTAGTCACGCCCGCCACCCATGTCTTCTTCGGGAGGCATAGGCATGATCGCCGCGCTGTCGCGGAGAGCGCGCTTCTTGGTTCGGCATCCTTTGCACCGCTTGGGGTCGGAGAGCTTTTTGCCGATGTAAAAGCTCTGCTCACCGGCGGTGAATGGAAAGCTCGCGCCGCAGTCGATGCAGGTGAGTGTCTTGTCGGAGAGTATATTGTCCATAGAATCGATGTGGTTGGGTTATTTTTTTAGGTTCACCGCTTTTGCAAGGCAGTACGGACACTCCATCTCCTCCGGATCGTCACGGGTTGAGTGGAACGTGCGCGCGCATGCTCGGCAAGAATAGGCCTTGGCAAAGCCCATGGCTATCGCCGGAGCGGTCTCGGGGACGTAGCGATCTTTGTCGGAAAAGAGCGGGTCTGCCTTTTCGCTCTCCGGGATCAGGAGCCCGTCTGCCGCGAGCTCGAGTGCGCGCCGGCGGTGGTAGTAGTCCCGCATGTAGGCGTTCCGTGCCCTGCGTTCCGTCTCGGAGAGCTTTTTCATAGCGTATCGTCCGGGAGCTCAAGAGTTATCCACACCCCTCCGGCATCCTTCGCTCCGAAGGCGAAGTCGAACGATCCCGCGAGGTTCTTGTCGTTTTCAAAGAGCGCGTCGGCGAGTGCTCCGAAGACGTTCTCGGAGTCAGCGCGCCGGTCACTCGTCCAGACGATCGAGATGTCCATGCGGGCACGGGCATCCTTCGGGAGCCGGATCGGCTTCTTGCATGCGAGCAGGGTGCGATAGGCCTGCGACCGCGAACGGTCGGGGAGCGCATCCATGAAGCAAGCCACGACAAACCCCTTGTAGAGGGCGTAGCGCTGTGCCTGCGGCTTCCAGCTTTGCCGTCCGGTCATCCGGAGCTTGGGAAGCGGCTGGGGGAATAGCGGGGTGGATTTTATAGCAAACCGCACCATCATACTTTTGCGCTGATCCGGGCGATCTCGACGAACTCATCGTCGAAACAGAGGTCGACCGCATGCTCCCTCCCGTTTTCTTGGTTCTTGTGAAGGCAGTATGCGACATAGGGTTCGATCTTGAGCTCTCGGACGATGTGCTCGGCATACGCTTTTCCCCCACCCGACCAGACGATGATCCGGTTGCCCATCTTCGAGAGCGTGCGGAGCATGGCCACCGTCTCCCAGAGCACGCGCCCACGGAGGTCGATGAGCGTTCCGTCGCAGTCGAAAGCAACGATCATGCTGTTACAGGAGCCGGCATCCCCGATTCGAATTGATGAGGCCTCCAAAGATCACGCCGAGATAGGCCGATGTAAAAACGAGTCTGATGACGTAGCGTTCCTTGCTCATGTTTTTGGGGTAGGTGATTTAGGTTCTCTCTCGTTCGCCATTTTTATCTCGTCGCAAGTGCGGCAGAAAAAGAACGATGTCGCCCCGCGCTTTCCCTCACTGGTATCGGTTGCAACCTCCATTTTTGAGTCATGCACCGGGCAGATGTCCATCGGGAACAGAGCGCGCTGGCGTGAGTCGACGTTCACCCCTTTACGGTGTTTCCGACAGAGACCGATCATCGCGTTCTTCTTCTTGAACGATTGCGCGATCCGCGTGGTGCAGTGTGCGGCTCGACAGAAGAAAAACTTCAACCGTCGCTCCCGATAGGGACGCTCCGGTTCTGGGGTGGATCGTCTACCGCGTATCGACGGGCTTGGTTTTCGGATTTTCTTCTTCATGTTCGTAAAGTTGGAGCAGGTGGTGAACGATTGCGGCGAAGTCGAGGAGCATCCCGGTCATGTCGCGTTTCGATGGCGTGGTCTTGCCTTGTACATGCCCGAGGAGCGTTTCGACGATGCGTGAGAGGACTATCCGTTCTTTTCGGAAGCGTGGCTCATCCATATCAAGGCGTCTCCTTCCTCGCGTGTGAAAAGATGTCTGTCTCGATTTCGGAGTAGTACATGGCGAACTCTGCCTCCATCGCATCCGCATACTCCTTGTTCTCGATACCGCTCGGGTCGACCGGCATATTTCGGAGGCGGTGACATGCGCGAGTCCCCGACGCAACCGACTCGAACGCAAAGTGCTGGTATCGCGCGTAGACCGGCTTGGTGTCAGATGATTTCATCTTGCGGATCAACGCTTTGCTCCAGCTTGCGAACTTCCGTATACGTTTGCGCAGTTGTGCCGCGGTGAAGGTTTTAGGTTTTTGATCGAGATGTTTTGGTTCCATAGATCATTGGCTGTTTGAAGATGACCTGCGCGCATCGTTCTCCCGTCTCGTTTTCCTCCTGTGGATAAGTATGGCGACCCAGCGGGGGTCATTCGGTGCAGAGTTGCCCTTCTTGCGATTGCACCGGGTGCACGACGGAATGAGGTTTGCGAGCCCTTTCGTGCCCCCACGCGAGCGCGCAACGAGGTGGTCGATCTCTTGCGCCTTCCGGCCGCAAAACGCGCACCGCGACCCCCAGAGGCCGAAAACCCTACTGCGTTTTCTATGCTTTGATTTTTTCATGTGCGACGGCGCAGTCCTCGCAATACGCTGACCCGTGCCGTCGTCGGTTTACGCATGGCTTTGGTTCGTTGTTCTTGCAGATGCCGGCTTTCGTTTTGGAGATATAGTTCCCGCCGGAGGGAGCGTTCCGGAACTTCTTCATACTTTGGGCGCAGTCACCTGCTCATATCCGTAATGCGCGCGGGCGTGGGCAGGGGATGATTGGCTCTCCGGCTTCGCGGCACAGATGACCGTCGTCTCACTCCACCCAGCTCCGCACTCATGACAGAAGGTGACGATCTGGCTCTTTTGTTTTTCTGTACGGTCACCGCAGACCCAGCAGAACTTTGGCATGTTCACCTCCGGCTCATTGAACGATTTCTCCTCGTCACAACGACAGACGTCAAACGGTGTTCGGTGTGGTTGGTTCATGGTATTGGGGGCGGGTAAAAAATAGGGGGGCGCTCGGTAGCGCCGCCCCAGTGCGCCCACGAGTGCACTCGGTTCATCCGAGTGTTGATGGGGCGCGTATTCGTGGTTGTGGTGCAGTCATGTTTTTTTCGTGCTCTCCCGGAGGAGGCCGTGCGTGAGCGCGTCGGCGATCGTGCCACCGACCTTGTGTGTCTCACGGTCATGGATAGTTTCAGTGATGACGGCCTCGTCGACCGGCTCGGCCGTAACGGGGTCGAGGTCATCGAACGGAACGTACATCTTGCATCGGATGCAGTAGAGACCGACATGCCGCCCGTGAAGCATGTCTTTGATGTTCACGAGCGTGCGTATCGTCTCCACGTCGATGTGTGTGAAGAAGTGCCAGATGTCGGCCTTGCGTTCAAGGAGCTTTAGCATGATCACCTCCGAGGGGGAGACGAGCGAGCGAGAGGAGGGGCTCATTCGATCATCTCATCCCATCGGAGGCGACCTTGCGTTCGAGACGAGAGGTCACTATGCACGATTTTAGCACGTTTCCTTACATGAGGCCGTGCGGACTTGTCCACATGAACGAGACCGGAGAAAACAAAAAAGCCCCCTCTCTCTTTTTCGCTATAGACCCCCCTACCCCATAATGCCTGCGGCATAGAGGTTGGTTTTCTTCATCGGTTGACCGCGTTCCACCTTTGGCGCCGCACTCCTGCTCATCCCTCCTCCGGCAGTAGAGGCCGTCTCGTTTTTTTTTGAGAGCGGTTTCTACTTTTCTGCCGTATGGAGCCGATGGAGTTGTGAAGCGGAGCATGCCACCCACCCGTTCCTCGATCGTTCAGATAACCCGTGCATGCCTTCACGGGGATCGAGGTATCCGGCTTTCAACAAAAAAACCGGGCGCTATCAATTGCGTCCCGGCAGACAATCTGCTAAACTGGGCTCGTCAATCGATTTGCATCTTGATCGTAAAACGCCCCGGCTTTATTGTCGAGGCGTTTTGCGTCCACAGGTGTGTACAAGTATGTGGATAACTTTTTACCCTGCCGTCTTTGTTCGGGAACGCTTCAAAAACCTGTGGACTTCTGCGTGGGTGACAGAGTATCGAGGCACCTTCCCTCCGCCGAGGTTCACGGAGTTCAGTCGGCCGGCGCGGATCAGGCGGCGCAGGGTGTAGATAGAGACCGGCAGGAGTTTGCGCCGGACGATCTCGGTGAGCGAATAGAGTGTCGATTTTTGACTCATAGGGGCTTTTCAAAATGTCGGATTGAGCTGGGTTCCGAGGATTTTTTTACAGGCACCGCAGAAGATGAAAGTGACCTGCCCGAACGATCGCCAGTGGAACCGGTTCACCGGCTCGTTACAGTACGGACAGATCGGACGCATCTGATCTTCCGAAGGGTATGCCGGCGTGACATGAACCGATGGCGCGACGCATGTCCCAACACCACACCAGAGACCGTTTTCGAGGTGAGGAGAACACAGGCACATACCCGTTAGAGTTCGAGCAGTGGTTGGATGATGCGCCCCTCCACGATCTCGTATCCCACCTTCGCATCGTTCCAGTATTCGGTCGCGTCGGTGAGCTGGCTGATCCTCACGGTGTATTCGACATAGCCCGGATCAAGCTCGGTGGTATCCCCGCTCCAGTAACCGATCTGACGACCCTCAACCTTTGAAACGATAGCATAGCGTGGGACACACACATCACGAAGGAACTCTGCGCCCTTTCGTGTGAGGCAGTAGTTTCCGTGTTCGTCACGCACCTGCGCGATAAGGCCGTGGACGCGAGCATGCGAGAGGTTGTTGAGCTGTTGAGGGGTGAGTACACCCTCCCGGATCATGCGTGCGCGCGTCCACTCTTTGCGGTCAACGGCCATCTCTTTCCACGGGTGGATGATGTTCACACCCTTGATGCCGATCGCCACTGCAACCGCGCGCACTATATCCGCGACCCCGCGCGTGAGTGCGATCAGATAGGTCTCGGTTTGCCCGCAGTGGCCACAAACCTTGGGGCGGTATTCCTGTTTTCTCATAGTTTAGGGTAGGTGAGCATGAGCGCTTTTGCGGCGAGTGATGAGGCCGGGCTTCCGGTCGGCGTGTGTTGGACGACGGCGGTCGCCTTCTTCCCTCCGACCAGCGCATCGACCTCATAGTAGTGAGCGCGCACGCACCCTTTGTCCGAGCCACACCGCTCATTCCCTTGATGTATACCCGTATCGGTCACCGTGTATGCGCCCACGATTTTCCCGTTCACCTTGACGTCGATGGTCATCATAGAGATTTAGTTCCAGACCATGCCGCAGTATTGACACTCTCCCCCGATCTGAAAGTTGTCAGGGTGAGCGCACGGCATCTCATCGAGCTCGAGCATGCCTTGGTCATGGATGCGGACGTTGGTGCCGGGATCGACGCTCACCATGAAAGCTCGTCGGATGAGGATGCGCGGCTTGATCTCTCGTGGTTTGTTCATAGGTGGCGTCAGTGAGTAATTTTCTTGTATTCCTCGTCGATGGCGAGTTTCCGCTTCACCTCGATCACCACCTGCCTGTCGTGCATACCATGGAGTGCGGTGATGCCGATAATGAGCGCCCAGAAACGCCAGTCACCGACTCCGTCTGATACCCGCGCGATGAGAAAGCCGACGACCCCGAGGAAGGCATACCGTTGCACCCAGCTCTGCCGTGGCAGGTTCAGCTTGTGCACACGAACCTCCGTTGAGGTGACCGTTGTTTCACCCTCTCGGGTTATATGCAGATTGCCGTCGTTGGTGAGCGTCCCGGAGACAAAGAGTCGAAACGGCATCGCGCTCGAGGCGTTCTTGACCGTGAGTGTCCTCCCGCGGCGTATATAGATGACCGGCACCTCAAGAAGCCACTCTCCCCGCATATCGATCTCCTTGTCGTGCCAGAGCAGGATGATGGGGAGCGGGTAGATCATAACGTCGTCTCAAAGCCCGCCTCTTTTGCAAGCCGCGTACCAAGCTCAATCGCCTCCGCGAGCGTCGGGTCTTGTTTCATCATCTGCTTTACCACCGGCCGCATTTTCAGCGCACAGAGAACGATCGACGCCGTAGTCCCAAACCCCGCTTGATGGGTTCCGATCATGCCGTCATCCGCCGCATGCGCGATCAGCAGGCCGCCATTGACGTTGGTCATCTCGATCTCGACCTCCCCCGTCACCTCGTTGGTGACAACGACGCGGTGCGTGGTGCCTTCCTTTGGTGTTGTGTTTCCTGCGTGGATCATAGGTCAAACGGTTCGGCCGCATCGGCGGCTGGCTTCTTCATTTTGCCCGGCTCTACCTCATCGAGGTCTGCAAGGAAAGCATCCCACCCGTCGTTCCCGAACTGGACAAACGGGTTCGGGAGAAACGCCAGACGCCAGTCATCCACCGCGGAAGCGAGCGCCATCTGGATGATGGCACCATGGTACAGACGGCTCCATGCGAGACGATCGCGGTCAGTGATCTCCACCGGCACCTCGGTGCGCTTTGTCGTCTTCTTGTTCATGACAGAGAAAACGAACCGCACCTCCTTGACCTCGATTTTGAGCGCCGCGAGGAGGTCTCGGATGATCGAGTCATACGCCGCGGCCTGTAGCCGCGCCGGAGCCGCGATCACGAGTTCTCCGGTTTCCTCATCGCGGTCTGGGTCACCGGCGTTCAGTTTGTGATCGACCACGGTCACGACCCCATCCTTCACGCTCACGAGGTCTATCTTCGCCTTGAGCGGGACGATGTGTTGGCTCTTGGTCTCGACGTCGAAAGGAAACGCCGTGTGAGCCAGCTCGGTGCCCACCGGCGCATAGTCAGGCGGGTCGGCGATGTATTGCGTGATGATCGTTCGCACGTCCTGCTGGACATAGGCCGCGTTCGGCACGGCGTAGACGGCTTTCCTCCCGGAACTGTCAGCGCCGTCGATGATTTCGCATCCGAGCGACCTCCATGCTTCAACGTCCTTCTGCGCTATCTTTTTCGGTTTCCAGTCGACATGCGCCTTGTCACGATCGATGGCGAAGTCGACCTCTCCCATCGCGGCGGCGAGTAGAAGCTCCGGGCTCGTTTCTCCGCTTTTGCGCGCCTCCCAGTACGCCGCAACGCCGGCGTGGTAGGCGATGCCCTCAATCAATGGGAGTGACTTTTTTTCATCCCAGATCAGGTCTATCCACTTCTTTTTGAACCTGCGACGATCCTCGAGAAAGTCGCGGACGGCGGAGTAGGAAAGGTGGTCGACCGGGATGAGTGAGACGATTTCTGGTAATGAAAAACGCATGTGTGTGCAGTTATGTTTTATGGATTTCAGTATACTCCTTCTCTGCTCGATTTGCTCGCATCCATGTGGATAAGTAATGAACAAACCCTCTGCGGATTATATCTTCGCGGCACATGCTTCACAGAAGCCGACGAGCTTGATCGACGAGACGTTTCCAGTGTCATCGGGTGGATAGACCTTGCCGCACCCCGGACAAGGCACACCCCCCGCCGCCGCGTCAGCCGGCATCGGCACGTCCTCCGCTTTTTTGTCTGATGCGGCGGCCATCTCCGCCTTTCGTGTTTTGACGGATTTCCGGATGCGGTCAGTGAAGTCAGTTGCCTCCGCCATCGTGAGCTCCTTGTTCGAGGTCTTGCCTCCGTAGTGCTTTGCTATGGTCGCATGTCGGGTATCAGCCGCCTTTTTTGCATCCCACCCTTGAAGCGCCGCGAGCTCGTTCCAGTTGGCATGTATTTTTTTGTTGATCGTGGCGAGCAGTTGTGGGGCTTCCTCCTCGTATGTTTTTTTGGTCTCCGGTTCTGGGCTTGGGATGGTATCCACCTTGATCGTGGACTCCCCCGTCTTTCCAGTATCGCTCGCCCCCAGCGCCAGTGTCGTGCCGGTCTCGATCACCGGTTTCGGTGCATCTTCTTCTGCCTCGATTTCCTCCTTGAGATAAAAGCCGGAGAGCACCTCCGGGCAAAAGAAGCGAACGGCGTTTGATACCGCCTTCCAGCGGAGCATGTTCTTCCTGTAGCTGACCCAGTTCCTTTTTGTACCGAGTCCGGACTTCATCGCCTCGGCGTAGGTGTACTTCTCGCCATGCTCCTCACCGTCCGGGTCGATAATGACGACGTTCGCTTCGTTGTCATCGCATGCCCCCCATTTCACCTTGAACCCGTTCCTCTTGAGCTGTGCGACCACGGCGGAACCGTAGATGGTGATCTTGCCATCGACGATATAAAAAGCGTTCAGGGACTCCATGGCGCTCATGCCATACTCGTATCCCGCGAGAAACACCATCATGAGTTGTGCGGCGTTCGTGATAGTAACGGGCAGAGCTTTCGACTGGATAAGTTTTGCGGACATACCCTCAATCTGCGTCCATGCTTCGGCGTTGACGAACTGGCGACGGACGATTGCGGATCGGTCATCGGATGAGGTGATCTCCTTCGTTTTTTGTGCAGTCATGGTTTTGAAAATGAGTAGTTATTCGAGGATAGAGACGGGCGCTCGGTGCAGACCGAACGCGCGCGCTTCGATGAGGTTGGTGAACAGAACGTCGACGCGGTTTTTGTATCGAGAGTTCATCCGATCGACGACCCGACAGGTTGCCATGATGTCCCCGCCGATGAGGAGCTCGGTGCCCAGAGGAACGAAGTTTGCGGCGCAATACTCGAACGATTGAACGGCTTGGCAGATGTCCGTGCCGTCTGCCGATATGCACGGAGTCGAGTCGGTTTCGGAAGGACTGGCGGTATAGGCGGTGATTTCCCGAACGACGGCCGGTCTGGAGGGGGTCATTTTGGCCTCCTGCTTTATCGCTGGCTGGGCTTCTGGCTCCTCTTGGGGAGTTATGGCCTCCCGGCCAACCGGAACGCTCTGGCGGCCTCCTATGGCCTCGGAGACGGTATATATCGATAAAATGAGCGCGACTGTGGCAAGGATTGCCCCGAGAACGGCGAGGCGTTTAGCCCCGCGGAGGGGGTTTTTCGGGACAGGGCGATGCCACGCGATCCGCCCGTCCCGGAAACGATAGATGCCTTTCAGCATAGGCATGTGGATAAAAAGAGTGATGGTCATATCGTAGCAGATGCGAGCAAACCGAGCAACGACTCAATACGGTGGATAACTGCAACGGCATGGTACACTTGAACTCATCGCGGTGCGGTACTGACAAAGGCCGCCTCGTGGCGCGCCCGATCGTCGGCACTCTGGCTATGGCTGGGGTGTTCGCGGTTTTAGGGAGCAACGCGCCAGCCGCGATTTTCTATTTACAAAAAAAGCACCCCGGGACTGGTGTGCTGGCAGGTGGGCATCACTCTAACGCCCGTGCCGTGCCGCCGCTTCCATTCCCCGGGGGCTGTCGTGCTTTATTGGTTGCGGGTCGCCTTCCACACCTCGATCTGGGTGGTGACCCAGTTCCAGAGCGCGATGCCGCCGGCCTTCACACCACCACGCACTGCGGCCGAACCGATGCCGATTGCAAGGTTCATGGTGATGGATTCGTTTTGATGAGCACCGAGCTCGATCAAAACCGAAACGATGAAGGCGGAGAGAAACGTGTGCCACGCACTTTTGATCTCCAGTTGCCACTTTTCGGGGATTTTGAGCCAGATGGCTTTTATCCTGTTCATAGAATTGGGTGGTTTGGGATTTAGATTTTTGAGAAACTGATCCGCTCTACTTCGGGCGCGGCTTTGACAAGTCCCAGAGCGTCTGCCGTTTGTGAGTGAAGGCGTAGAGCCAGTTCACGAGGTCGGTGGTTGAGTAGCCGAAGTAGGTCACGGCTTCGACCAGCATCGCCCAGTTCCTCCCTGCGTAGGGACGCGCGACGTCCTGCGGTGAGAAGGCGGCATAGATCGCCTGCTGGAGTTTCAAGGCGTTGCGCTGTTCGGAGAGGAGGTCTCGGCGACGCGGCTCTGGGTTCACCGTGGTTGTGGGCGCGGTCTCGGGGAGCACCGGCTTTTGCCAGTCATTCGGTAGGTCAATCGCCGTCCATGCGGTCGCGTAGACCGGGAAGCCATGGGGATACCAGCCGAAGCCATGATCTCCCCAGTATTCGCCGTAGCTGTTGATGAACTCAATGCCGATCCCGTCGTCGTAACCGCAGACCGCAGTGCAGTGGCCATAGATGACCTTGCCTTTGATCGATGGCAATACCCCATTCCGATCCGGCGTGCTGTTCTCGTACCAGTCCGCGCCCACAATGATCGGCCGTTTCCACTTCCAGAGAGCTTGCTTTATGCCCTCGAACGTCTGCTGATCTCCTCGCTCTACCATCACCGAACTCTTGCTCTTGTATTTCAGTGCCAACGTCGCAAGCTCGTCAGAGATGACCGGCATGCCACCCGGGTCGGATGGTAGGTTCACTTCCGGATAGTCGATCTCAAGCGCCACGCCGAACTTCTCGGGAATGTAGGTCGCATGCGAGATGAGTGTTCCACGCAGAGGATACCCATCATTCTGTTTCGCGCGGGCATAGATAAAGAGCCCCGAGAGGTCAGGGGTAGTGCCGGTCTCCTCTCGCTCGAGGAACTCCTTGAGGTATGCACCTGCCCAACCGACACAGTCCCAGTTCATCTGCACGCCGGGCTTGGGCATCTTCTCACGAAGGGAAAAGCGCGACGGACGATTGGTCGGATCACCTCCCGCGATCCGGTCTTCACATGGCACGCCCGGAATGATCGGGTCTGCGAGTCCACCACCACGTTGCGGCTTTGGTTTTGAAAAAAATGTGAACATAGGCATGTAGTTATGAGTGAGATGGTGACGGCTTTGCCTCTTTGCACTGACTTTTCAGATCATCCAGTTTTTCCGATGTACGGTCACCCTGCGCCTCGACTTGGTCAGTCGCCTTTTGGAGTACCACCGTGTTGTTCTTGATGGCCTCGGCCACACCCGAGAGGGCGGCGCTGTTCGCCTCAAGGAGCTTGGCGCCTATCTTGATGACGTAAATGAGCGCACCGATGAGGAGAGCGCAGAGGCCGACCGCTCCATACTGTACTGCTGTGGTGATTTCTGTACCCATAGAATTATGCGAGTTTCTGGATGGTCTCTTTGATCTGCGCGGCGAGCGTCGCGTTTACCTCCTCGAGTTCGAGGTCAACCCCATCTGGGCTGTATGCGAGTGCGGTGATCTGTAAGTTGGTTGGGAATGGGCTCGACCCCAGCTTGAAGTTGGAGACCGTGATGGTGTCACCGGGCTTTATGCTTTCGATGTCGTAGTTGGCGTTCACGCGAACGCGCGCCCGTATTTTCGGGTCTTTGGAGTCAGCGATCACTTTATTGCCATGCTGGGTGCGCGTGGTGGCATCGGAGACGTTCGTGTCCGACTCCACCGCATCACGGACGCCGTAGGCGGTTTGTGATGTGGCGTCCGAGTAGTCGCCGGTGCTCCCCGTCACCCGGAACTGGAACTGGTTCACGACTTTCTCGGTCGACTTCACGATCTCCACCATGTCCACGTTTTTCCCGAGGGTGAAGTGGTGTGTGGCAGAAGTTGGTTTGATGGTGAAAAACAGGTCGCCATCTGCTCCGATATACCAGTAGCGCCCGCCACCGGAGAGGTCGAGGCACTCCTGCATCGCGTCGATCCAGTTCATATCCACAAAGGTGTAAGAGATGTTCGTGCCAACCGTGGTGGCATGCCCTCCTGCATACCCGAGCCAGCCGGCCGTATAGATCGTGTTGAAGTGGTCAATGATCGCCGTGGCTATTGCGGAAGGGTCGACGGTCGTTTTGACGACAGAGTAATTCGACCCGTTCTTGTACTTTGAGAGTGCGAGGAGGGAGACAAGACCGAGGCAGGTGAGTTTCACACCCTCGCGTGATCCGCGTACATAAGGCGCGTATTGTGAGACGAAACCGGCATAGACCAGCCGGCCGGTCGGGGCGTTCACCTCATCGGCCTCGTATACTTTGACCACGTTCATGTGATCGACGGTGACCCCTTCATCGAAGTCATCGAGGGGGTAGTTCAGATCGAGGACGAGCTCGCCCTGTCCGCCATTGATCTTGCACGTCCACGCAAGGTCGTTGTTCATCACGACACCACGCTCACCGGAGGCGAGCGTTTTTAGGTAGGTGCCATCCAGCGCATAGATTTTGACCGTGAACGTCTTCCGCATAGCGCGGCGTTACTTTTTCTCGGCATCGAGTTCGGCGGCGGTTTTGGTCGGATGCCACGTCCCTTTCTCGAAGGCCTCCACTACCCATGCGATCTCCGCGAGGGTCTTATCTCCCGCAACCTGTGATGCGAGGAGTTGTGCAAACTTTTTTGCATCTCCACCCGCTTTTTCCACGAGCCCGGAGAACGCCTTGGCGTCATGATTCTGTCCGTAGATAGTGCGATGCACGGCCTGCATCTCTTGGAGTGTTCCGTGCTCTTTGACGCAGTCATCGCAACGGCTCTCCTCGATCCCGAGCGCTTCCATTGGATCGAGGTCATCGGCGATGTGCATGTTCGGGGATATGGTTTGCTCACCGGAAACCGCACCACAAAAGCGGCAGGCGATCTCGATGTAGCGTTCTCCATTTTCCTTGGTCTTGATGGGGGTCATAGATTTTTAGACGAACTCGATATTTACTTCGACCAGCTTTTCGCCACCACCACCACCACCACCGGCTCCGGGTTCACCGGCGGCCGCGCCGTCAGCGCCGGCCGCCCCCGCACTACCACGAGCCCCGCCCGCGCCACCCGCGGTCGTGCCGGCACCCGTACCAGCAGAGGAATGGCCGTCGCCACCCTTGCCGCTGTTGTAAAACCCAGCGCCGCCTTGCCCCCCGCCGTTTCCAGAAGCAGAGGATGATCCATTGGCTCCTGTGCCTCCAGTTCCGCCCGTCATCGTATAGGTTCCGGAGTCAGCGGTTATTGATCCGACCTCGGCGACCATGTTCCCTGCGCCACCACCACCACCACCACCACCATGCGCGCTTGTGCCGCCGGTGCCATTCGATCCGTTTGAGCCAGAGGAATTGATTG